ACAACTCAGCAGAAGCCGCAAGAAACAGAGCATGGCAAGAGCAGATGAGCAACACAGCTTACCAAAGAGCCGTCGAAGATATGCGAAAAGCAGGAATCAATCCAATCTTAGCATACACACAAGGCGGCGCAAGCACTCCAAGCGGAGCGCAAGGAACAATCGGGAGTGCAAGCATGGGCATGGCATCCAGTAGCGCACTAGGAGCAACAGCGTTACCAGGCATAAAACAAGACGGTAGTTGGAGTAGTCATAGCGAAGCATGGAGTCACGCAGAAAACGCAGCAGAGAGCATCCAACAAGCCATCATGTCGAGCAGCTCAAGCCCGGTAAGACTCAAAGGAGACATGGAAGCCATAGCCGAGACGGCAGTAGAAAACGCAGCCAAACTCAAAGAAAAATTCGCGGCCTTACCAGTGGCAGACAAAGCAAAAAATGAGCTTGCAGGACGATTAGAAAATACAAGAAGATACTTACCCACAGGCTACATGAGCATAAATCCGAGAGGTAAATAAATGGGATGCAATAAGCCGTTAATTCGGTTTTATGTACCTCATAACAGAGAGGCGAGCGGGCGAGTATACACACTCGCCTCTTTTAATAAGATACATAAGACAAACCTTAGGTATGAAGACCTAATGTACAGGAAAGACGTAATGATGATACCATGCGGACAATGTACCGGGTGCAGACTACGCAAACGCAAAGACTGGTCAACGCGAATGGAACTAGAAGCATACGGACACAACAAAGAAACCATCTGGTTTATTACACTGACTTACGATGATGACCACGTACCAACACAGGACACAGAAACAGGTGAAATCTATAAAGGCGGCATAAACATCTGGAAAGGCACCTCAGAGCGTCCAAGAACGGCGCAAACGCTGAGCGTAGAGGATACCCAACTATTTATAAAAAGGCTCAGAAAAGCCTTCAAAGAGCCTCTGAGATACTTTTTAGCAGGAGAGTACGGAGACAACACAGCAAGACCGCACTATCATATGATACTATATGGATGGCATCCAGACGATTTAAAACCAATCCACAAATTGTCAAGACACGGTCATTATACAAGTGATAAACTGGTAAAAATCTGGGGACAAGGCACAGTGGACATAGCGCAAGCAACGCCAGAAACATATAATTATGTTGCAGGGTATGTAACTAAAAAGCTGTACGGCAACGACAAAATGCGTTACCAAAAAATGGGTTTAATACCGCCATTTTGCACCATGAGCCGTAAGCCGGGACTCGGGGATAAGTGGTTTGAAGACAACCAAGAACGACTCTGGCAACAGGGATACATACAGCTTACCAACGGCAAAAAAGCGGCAATCCCAGAATACTATTGGCGAAAGCTGGAGGCTGAAAACCCAGAAAAAGCATGGAGAATCAAGAAATATCGACAGCAAAAAGCTATAGCATCCCTAATCGAAAGAAACGCGGAAACCGATAAATCATATGCAGAGCAACTAAAGGACAAAGAAACATCTATGTCCAAAAAAATGAGAAAAGCCAAAGGCGTATTTTGAGACTTTGGTGTCACTCAGCCAAGTAACTATCAAGTAAGCTACTTGGCTGAGTGTTTTATTGATTCGTTAAATGCACACGCACGCGCACGTAATCGCGCACGCGCACGTGCATTATATTATTATTTTTATTATTAACTTGTTGTAGTAGTAGTAGTAGGGAGTGTTGAAATGTTGAATACTATGAATTTTTATCCTTGGAACGATATTTTTTGGCTAATTTTAATGTTGATACTTTTGTGGATAATTTGTTGAAATGTTGAGAATGTAGCAATATGCACAAAAACCTTTGTGCAACATTTTGTGGAAAACCTGTTGAAAGTGTTGAAAGTGTTGAAAACGCAATTAGAGGCAGTTCGGCAGCTGGCCGAAAAGTCACGTCATGCTCTTCGTACGGCGCACCGCGCCTAGCGCATGACCTATCAGAAAAAGTTTCAAAAAAAACTATTGGCAAATCGACAGTTATATGGTACAATGCAGATAGTAAAGGAGGTATAAAGATGAGAACTGTCAATCATCTGAGCATCAGGGCCATGACGGAGCTAGTAGAAGTTGGCTCCTACGATACCAAAAAATACAGATACATTATTGACCAAACCAATGGCGAATGTTACCGCATCAATAAAGAGTATCTAGGCACGACAGAAACACTCGACCCGGAAAATTGGGTAAAGCAGTAATAAGGTTAAACAGCACAAAAGTGCTTTTTTTACAAAACCATTTATACAAAATAATTTTTTAGGAGGTGTTTGCTCTGACCATCAATGAAATTAACGCGCTGTTTAACAAAATCCGTAAAATCTTAGACATGCTGGATAAGATTTACCACAAAGTAGAGGGCAACAAGCCCAAGGAGTAACAAGGTGAAAACGTGGAACGTACGAGACCAGACCGATACGATGCTAGCGACGACGCTCGCAAGAACTTACAAGGAGATCGAAGCGACATACAAACACGTAAGACAAGCCGCAACGATAGAAGACGCAAAATTTTACATCGAAATGGCATTCCGGAAAAAAGCTTTCGCAAATGACATCGAGATGGAACAAATCCGTAGGAGAATCAACGATGACGAAGAGGAGTAAAGTTCGCAAGTCCAAAGACGCAAAAATTTACAACAAGACCGCACGAAAGACCAAAGCTATCAATCTGGGAAGCGGCGCAATGCGAGGAGGCATTAGATTATGATTAACGTGTATGGCATCTATGACCAGTGCGCTATGTGCTACATTACCACGTTCAACGAGAGGGACGACAAAGTAGCCGAACGCAACTTTAAAATCGCACTGATGGACGAAAACAACATCATGAGCAAAACGCCGAGCGACTACCGACTTGTAAGACTTGCAAAATTCAACGAGCGCAACGGCGATTTTGAGGAAACAAAGGAGAACATCTACGATGGCATTTCGCTCAGTAAGTAATTTCCGAAAAAACGTAACGGCAAAACCAACCGAAGCCGGGGAAAGAGTGAGACGCACATATCTCTGGGAACGCAACGAAAAAGGCGAAAAGGTACTGAAACTCGACCAAATCATCGACCAGCAAGCGGAAATCGACTCCTACTTGGATGAAACCAAAATAGAAAACATCATCCGACGGGCAAGCGTCGACCCGAACATCGCGGAACGAATCGCACCGGACTTAGGCGGCGGCATCCAAGACTTTACCGAGGTGCCGCATACGTTAGCCGAGATTCAAAACGTCATGATTCGCGCAGAACAAATCTGGGACGAAGTGCCGAAAGAAGCAAAGCTCAAATTTGATAACGATGTCAATAAATTCATCGCATCGTTTGGCACAGTCGAATGGGCTAAAAATCTGGGTATCTACACCGACGTCAAAACACCCGAAGCGACAGAAGCAACGGAGGAAAAAGAATGAACAGAAACAAAGACGCGGGATTTAACCAAGTACCGCGACTGGACATCACAAGAAGCCGTTTCAAAAGGCGGCAGGACGTCAAATTAACGCTTGACGCAGGAAAGCTCATCCCATTTTACGTGGATGAAGTATTGCCGGGTGATACTTTCAGCATCGACCAAGCGGCAATCATCCGCATGACAACGCCCATCTTTCCAGTTATGGACAACTGCTACATGGACATCTATTATTTTTTCACTCCTAACCGAATCCTTTGGAAAAACTGGAAGCGATTTATGGGCGAGAACGATACAGGGCCGTGGGCACAGAAGCGAGAATACACAATCCCACAAATCAGAATCTATGCAGACAGCCGCAATGACGTACCGCTGGAAGGAAGCCTCATGGACTACATGGGGATACCGACAAAAGCATGCAAAAAAGGCAATAAAAATACAGAGTTCGAAGTAAACGCACTTCCATTCAGAGCATATGCCATGATATGGCAAGAGTGGTTCAGAGACCAAAATGTAGATAATCCTGCCATAAACAGCGACGGAGACGAAACAGTAAGCTACTCAGACGTCAACGACGATAACAAAATAGACGAAATGCTTCAAGAAGCATATCGAGGCGGCAGACCGTTACCAGTCAACAAGTTCCACGACTACTTCACATCGGCAACGCCGAGCCCACAGAAATCGCTAGAACCAGTAACCATTCCGCTGACTGGAAGTGCACCGCTAGGAATGTACAGCCCGGCAACAGGAAAAGTAACAATCAACAGCGCCGAAATGAAAAAAATAGCAAAAGATGCAGGACTGTTGAGCACAGGCAGCACCTTTAACGCCACGGATTGGGACGTCGGAGACGGACCAATAGCAAACCAAGGACTAGCAGTAGGAAGAAATACAGGGTCCATATACAGTGGAATAACCTTAGGAGCAGACCTCTCAAAGGTCAACGCAACGACTATAAACCAGCTGCGACAGGCGTTCCAGGTGCAAAAGTATTACGAAGAACTTGCACGAGGCGGCAGCCGATACCGTGAGATGATTTATTCGCTGTTCCATACCAAAATCAGCGATAAAACCGTGCAGATTCCGGAATACCTTGGTGGTACACGTATCACTATCAACATGAGTCAGGTCATCCAGACCAGCGGCACGACTACTGAGAGTCCGCAGGGTAACACGGCGGCAGTATCCGTGACGCCGTACAATGGAAGCATGTTTACGAAAAGCTTCGAGGAACACGGCTATGTTATCGGTGTATGTTGCATCCGGCATGACCATACCTACCAGCAGGGACTCGAGCGGATGTGGAGCCGCAAAACAAACCTGGACTTTTATTACCCGGTGTTTGCAAATCTGGGCGAACAAGCAATTCTCAAGAAGGAAATCTATCTAACCGGCACGGAAACCGACGAACAGGCGTTCGGATACCAAGAAGCGTGGGCAGAATACCGAATGAAACCAAACCGAATCTGTGGCAAATTCCGGAGCAACGCAACGGGAACGCTGGATAGTTGGCACTACGGCGACAACTACAAAGAAACGCCAAGCTTAAGCCAAGCATGGATGAAAGAAGGAAAAGAGGAAATCCAGAGGACGCTAGCGGTAGAAAATGAACCGCAATTTATCATGGACACTATCATCGACAACACAAGCGTAAGACCCATGCCTATGTACAGCATTCCGGGACTCGTCGACCATCACTAAAAACGAAAGGGGGAAAGCCCGGGGCAAAACCCCGGGCATATTTTTATGGGAGTTTTAGCAACACTCGGAACGGGGCTCCTCAAAGCAGTAGCGCCAAGCCTAATAGGAGCAGCAGCAAATAAACTGTTTGGCACAAGCTCAAGCTACGGACAGCAAGGACAAGCAAACAGTCAAAGCAGTGGCTCAAGCTGGTCGCAAGGCTCAAGCGACAGCGCAAGTTTCAGCAACGGCGGCACAAACGACGAAATGAACAAAACCATTGCGGCACTAGCAAACCAGATAAGTCAAGGAAACATGGCCGGACAGCAAAAGTTCAATCGAAATTCGATGCTTATGCAAATGGGATACAACACCTTAGGAGCAATCCAGCAAGGCATATACAACCACATCGAACAGCAAACAGCCATGAACTACAACTCAGCAGAAGCCGCAAGAAACAGAGCATGGCAAGAGCAGATGAGCAACAC